GGTATGGATGGAATTTCAATGGAGCCACCAATACAGAGGAATTGCATGAAAAACTGAAATCCGTTATGTTGCGAAGATTGAAGAAGGATGTTTTGACCGATCTGCCGGACAAACTCTATTCATTTGTTCCGATGGAACTGGACAACCAGGTAGAATACCAGAAAGCCGAAGGAAACTTCATACAATGGATGAAGGAAACGAGAGGTGAAGAAGCAGCTGAAAAAGCCGGTAACGCTGAAGTCCTTGCCCAGATCGAAGTACTGAAACAGTTGTCTGTAAAAGGGAAAATGAATCAGGCAATAGACTGGATTGCAAACTTCCTGGAAGTGGATGGAAAGCTGGTTGTTTTCGCCACCCACAAATTTGTCATTCATGCCTTGATGAAAGAGTTTGAGGGAATAGCGGTCAAAGTGGATGGATCTGTAACCGGCCCGAATAGGGATGCGGCAGTTCAAGCCTTCCAGAATGACGACAAGATCCGTCTGTTTATTGGGAATATACAAGCCGCTGGGATTGGGATCACTTTAACTGCCTCATCTAATGTAGCATTTCTTGAGTTGCCGTGGTCGCCGGGACTCCTCGAACAAGCAGAGGACCGCGTGCATAGAATCGGTCAAAAAGATTCCGTAAACATCTATTACCTCCTGGCGGAGCATACCATCGAAGAAAAGATTGCCGGGATGTTGGACTCCAAGCGAAAGGTGCTTGATGCTGTATTAGATGGAAAGGTAGGGGAAGGAGCTTCCCTCCTGAGCGAATTAATCAACTCATATAAGTAATAGAAAAAAGCTGAGCCCTATATAAGGACTCAGCTTTTTAATTCCTATGGAAGACTTTTGGTGTTAGGTGGGTAGAAATTAATGTTTTACCCTAATTCATACCCCATTTTAAAGGAGTCTAATCATGACTGAATTGAAAGCAGAAGAATATCTGGGCCTAATGAGGCAAGCCACGTGGAGTTTCGTAAGGACAACAGGACTGCCTTATGAAGACCTTTTGTCATCAGCCTATATGGCCTTTGCCAATTGTACAAAAACATATGAGAAAAGCAAGGGGGCCTTCAGCACATACTTTTGGAAAACCTGCCGAACCCATTTAATTGATTATGCACAGAAGACCCAACGGTGGAACAACCAAATTGAAATCAGATTAGATGAAACATTACATGATGACGGTGAATTTGATCTATGGAGTATAGATGCGATTTATACAATAACTCCAGAAGATCAAGTCATCTTCAAACAGATGCTGGATGCCCTTTCCTTGGATGCGAAAGAAATCTGCCGGGTGGTGTTTGAACACCCAGAAGAGTTCTCCCACGGGAAACCAAAACTGGACAGAGGATATTTAAAAGAGAAACTCCGGAAAATGGGGTGGACCTGGGAAAAGATTTTCAACAGCTTCCGGGAAATCAGAACAACCCTAACGGAAACCGCTTAAAGGTGGTATAATATAACAGGAGGAAGATACAAAATGATTTACTATCCCGGCGATTATGTAAAAGTCAAGAACGATGGTGGAATGGAGTGGTATGGAGATCTCATAAAAATATTTGATAATGGCGAAATAACCATTATACCCGATGGTGGAAAAAATCCTGTCCCTGTTAAGCTGGATCAGATCATGTTACTGGAAAGGGCTGGATGGAAACGAGTCCAAACGGAGTTTAAAGCAAAGATCGAAGCGGAATCAAAGGCCGTCCCTTGGAGTAAATTCAAAAAGAAAGGAGAATCAAAATGAAAAAGTTACTTGTTATTGCTGCTATTATTTTGTTGTTCCCTGCGTGTGCTTATAGACCTCCGCCACCAAGTGTCCATCTTGTAGAAGTAGAGCCCCACACACAAGAAGGGAAAGAATGCGTCAAGGAATGCCGAAAAATAAGAATCATGGAAATGTCGCTTGCGGTTCAAAGAGATCAAGCTGATAGAATTGAACATTTTTCAAAAGGAAGGGGATCGCGAACTTTCATATCAGGACGAGGGATTGGGGAATTAGGAGCCAATATTCATTACGGTAAATGTTTTGGAGAATGTGGTGGGACTTGGAAAAAGGAAATTTACTAAAAAGGAGAACAAACCAATGCGAAAAGTAAAACTAACAGCAGAAGTAACCACTACCAGTTATTGTGAAAAATGTGATGAAATCCGTACGGATATGGAAACTGATGTTCAGATGATCTGGCAAGATCCGCAACTCCAGTCAATAGACGGTTATGGATCTAAAGAAATCATCCCGGAAGAGTTGATCGGAATGGTAATTGACGATATGGAATTTACTAATGAGGGAGTTATCCTCACTTTAAGGGAGGAGAAAAACCGATGGGGGAATTGAACTATATGTTTCATAGTCCAAGAGAGGTGAACTGGAAGGCCCGAGCCTATATTGAGACTAATACCATTTACGATTCTGCCCGACCAAAAGTTCAGGTCATCCTTCCCCGGAAACTAAAAGACAAAACCGCCATTATGTTTGCGGCCTTCATGGGCGGGATACTAATTCTGGTGTCCTTGAAGTTCTTTATCTCATGAGCATAATTGATCTCTATCAGGCCTTCGGGGTTGCTTATCAAACCGAAGGCCATAAACATTGCCGGCCGGGATGGGTAAATACAACATGTCCTTTTTGCACGGGAAATGAAGGATATCACCTCGGGGTGCATATCGGCTCTGGCCACGCCTACTGTTGGAGATGTGGATGGAAGCCGGCACCCAAGGTACTCCGCAAGATTCTAAACGTAAGTGAAAGCCGGGCCAGGGAACTGGCCCGGACATACCACATTAAATCCAGTCGAAGAAGCATTATATCTTCAGACCGCTTAATCAATTTCCAACCCTTCAAAATACCCTCCGATTGTCATCCATTACAACTCCAACACAAAAAATATTTAGTAAGCCGGAACTTTGACCCAGAAAAGATTGTTAAAGAATGGGGAATCCAAGGAACCGGGCCAGTATCATACTTGGATGGAATAGATTACCGACACCGGATTTTCATTCCTATAATATGGGAAGGGAAAATGGTTTCATTCCAGACCCGGGACATCACCGGAAAATCAGACCTGAAATATATTTCATGTCCGAAAGCACGAGAAGTAATTCAACACAAGCATATCCTATACGGAAAGAACTGGAATCGAAAAGTCGGAATTGCAGTAGAAGGGGTGACGGATGTTTGGAGATTAGGACCAGCAGCTTTTGCTGTCTTTGGAATTGAATTTCTAAATCAACAAGTCCGGCAAATGGCGAAACTGTTCAAACGGGTAATCGTTTTATTTGATGATGACCCGCAGGCAATTCGTCAGGCTGCTATATTAATGGAAGAACTGAAATTCCGCAAGGTAGATGCTGCCCAGGAAATTATCAAAGGTGACCCCGGTGAAATGAGCCCGGCCGATGCTGACTACTTAGTTAAACAACATATACCCTAAGATTTATGTTTAAAAATAGTTTTATAGAACTAACCCGAAAATCTTAATTTAACTATTATTCACCTAATTTACATGACTAAACATAAACGCTCAGATCGCCCAGGATCGTTAATGGTAAAACCATGAATCCAATAAAATCAATAGGTTAACAAAACCCCTATATATTGGTATAGGGATTTTTAATAGTTAAATGAAATCAAGTAGTTACGATTTTCATTTAGTTTTTACCGTCGATTCTGGGGGATCTGGGAGTTCCAATCATAAAATCTGTAAAGGGAGGGTATAAACATGATCGGAGATCTGATAAAAGTGCTAATGAGGCGAAATAACATGAGTCAAGAAGAAGCGGAAGATTTGATCAGCCAAGCGAAAGCCGACCTGGATGAAAGATTAGAACAGGGTGAAATGCCGGAAGATATTTGCGAGGAGTGGTTCGGACTTGAACCGGACTACCTGATGGATTTAATCGAATGACATAAGTTTTAGTTATGCCAAGAATATGACATAACCTTAGGTTATAGGAAGAACCTTGGCATAATTAAAATTAACTTGACGTTTTAATTTGAATCATTTATAATTTCTTTTTCCATAACTATGGCACGGTCTGGCCAGACCGTCTGACCCCGGTGCTTATCTCACCGGGGGATGCCATACCTCTCATTAACCTTAGATAAGGAGGTGTCAAGAATGACAAAATCAATTTCCGCAATTCAAGAACTTATCTATCGTCGAACAAATCATGGCCCAGAAAACAGCTACATTTGTAATGCCATACTTCGCAATTATGGAGCAATTAAAGCTACTGTCCTGGCAACTATAATGGATAGATGTTTCCCAAAAATGGATGAATGGTTCGTATTCCCGCATAAAGAACAAATGAAAATATTAAATCTAAGTGAATATCATATTCGAGAATGTAAGAAATTCTTCATCCAGCATAACATAATAACCACCCAAATAAAAGGAATGCCGGCCAAAGAATGGTATTTGTTTAATCCGGAAGCCTTCCAACAATTTGTCGATAACCTACGGAAAACGGAGGAGGCGGAATGAAAAGAACATATTTCCCAGAACCCGAAACCGAAGAACCCCAAAAATTGGCCTTACATGGAATTGGAATTCCCGCTGAAGTATTATACCATCCGATCCTAAACATGACGGAAAAAATCCTATTTGGTTTTCTCCAAAGCCTTTCCAAATCCAGAAAAGGATGCTGGGCAACGAATAAATGGCTGGGTGGGTTGATAGGAGTTGGGCCTCAAACCATAACAAATGGAGTAGCAAAGCTTAGAGACCTGGGCTACATATTTGCTCAATTCGAAGAAGGGAATGCTGGAAGGACCATCCGAAGAATTTTCATCAACCCGGAATATCCCATAATATATAAAGAAATGGTCTATAATGGAAATGAAATATTTGTGGGAAATGCCTTCCCATCCATAAAAAATATATTATATCCCCATATTAAAACAAATATAGGGGGGCATATTAAGGACTTAATACCCCCCCATTATAGAAGTTATAGCAATATAAATAAAGATATTAATAATAGTATAGAAGACCCTAAAGGGTCTTCTTCTACTACAGCCGACCAACAATCCCCTATATCGTCCAATGGAAAGATTGTTCCATCTCAATTCCCTACCTTCTGGAAGATGTACCCAAAGAAAGCCGGCAGTACAGGCCAAACCAAGAAATACTGGCAAAGCTTATGTAATAAGAAAGACAGGCCCACCTGGGATGAAATTGAATCTGCCATAAAAGCCCAGGTTAAAAGTGAGCAATGGCAGGACAAGCAATACATTCCCAATCCGTCCACCTGGATTAACCAATCTCGCTGGTTAGATGACCCATCACTTATGAAAGGCAATTACAGAAAAGATACCCCCTTACTCAAAAACCAGGTGCGAGGAACCGTAATCTATCCAGAGGCAAATTAACAAGAATCATAAGGAGGTCTAATCATGACCAGAGAAGAACGCTGGGAAGATGAATCCAAGAAAATAATTGAACATACCTTTGCCACTCATGAAAGAATCATAAAAAACCTGACCAACTTGGATATTGATGTCTCCCAGGATACCGTTACGACATCAGAAGGGTCAGGCCTTTTTATTTACGGGCCTGTCGGAACCGGCAAGACTATGTATGCCTGTGCCCTGGCTATTGAGACCGCAAAACAATCTTTCTTATCCAAAAAAGGAATACCCAGCCTTTTGTTTATCCGATCTTCTGAATTTCTGGAATCAATCCGCAAAAGCTACAATCAAGAAAATACAGAACCCATTATGCAGATGGCTGTTGATGCCAATATATTAATTCTGGATGATCTCGGCACCGAGAAGGCAACTGAATGGACTCTGGATATGCTTAACTCACTTATCAATACCCGGTATGAACGAATCCGCTGTACCATTATAACTTCTAATTTCGACTTAAATGAGATTGCCGATAAAGTGGATGATAGGACAGCTTCCAGGATCTATGAGATGTGCAAGATGAGACATTTTGACGGCAAAAACTTCCGGATGCTTGAAAAGGAACCAGATAATGAGTGAACATATTGAACGCAGTATTGTCATTGGCCTGATCGTTTCTGACGACTTTGCCCGACGAATCCGGAACCGATGGGATGACCGCTACCTGAAATCAAATACAGCCCGGCAGATAGCAGGATGGTGCCTGGAATACTTTGACAAGTATGAAAAAGTTCCATACCGGGACATTGAAGCAATTTATTATGACAAGCTGGATTCCGGAAAGTTGTCAAAAGATCTGGCGGAGGAAATAGAAGAGGAGATTCTTCCCAGCCTGGATGAAGAATATGAAGATCATCCATTCAACTCAAATTACCTATACGATAAAACAGTCAACTACTTCCGGGCCAGAGATCTTGAGCTTCATAACGAGGAAATTGCAGATCTCCTAAATGAAGGGGAAACTGAGGAAGCGGAAACCAAAGCCTCTACTTACAAACCCAAATCCATTGTTTCTGTAGGGCTGGATTTATCCAGCCCAGAAGCCCTGGATGCTATTAAGAATGCCTTCACCCATACGGCCCAGCAAGTCCTATCCTACCCAGGGGCATTAGGGGATTTCTGGAATGATCAAATGATACGGGGTGGATTTATAGGTGTGATGGCCGTTGAAAAACGTGGGAAGACGCACTGGCTAATGGAACTTGCAATGAGAGGAATCCTATGCAAAGCCAATGTAGCATTCTTCCAGGCCGGGGATATGACGGAAGCCCAACAACTTCGTAGACTTTGTATTTACCTGGCCAAGAAGTCCGATAAGGAAAAGTATTGCGGGACAATCATGCTGCCTATACGAGACTGTCTTTTGTCCCAAATGAACCGATGTGATAATCCAGACCGTGAAGATGTCTCCGGACCATTGGAGACTTTATGGAAGTTGGAAGATCAAAATAAACCTTGGCAACTTAGGGAGAAAATAACAGCCGATATATTAACAGAAGCCCTGGAAAAAGATCCTGATTATATTCCATGCCGAAACTGCCCGAAGTGGAAAACACACGGGAGTATTTGGTATAAGCCCTATGAGACCGGAGCACCCTTGGAAGTCCTGGGAGCCCAAAAGGTGAGTCAAGCCTTCTTTACCAAGAACAAACGCAAGTTCATGTTATCCAGCCATGTTAATGGTACTCTGTCTATCCAGGAGATTAAACGGGTATTGAGCGGATGGGAGTATGATACGGGGTTTGTACCGGATCTGATATTGGTAGATTACGCAGACTTACTTGTTCCAGATTATCAAGGGACGGAATTCCGTCACCAGCAAAATGCCATCTGGAAGGGGCTTCGTGGATTGAGCCAAGAAAAACATTGTCTTGTCGTTACTGCCACCCAGGCAGATGCCGCCGCTTATGAACAGGATAGCCTGCGGCTGAAAAACTTCTCGGAAGACAAGCGCAAATACGCCCATGTTACTGCTATGTATGGATTGAACCAGGATAAAAGTGGTAGGGAAAAGAAACTGGGCCTGATGCGCATAAACCAACTCGTGATCCGTGAAGGGGATTTCTCTGTTATGAATCAGGTTTATGTAATGCAGAGATTGGAAATCGGGAGGCCGTATTTAGGGAGTTTCAAATAATTGCCTAACGGAAACAAGGTGGTGGTGGTATAATATAACATGAAGGAAACTTGGCAAGGCAGGGCACGGCAAGGCCAGGCTGGGCAAGGCATGGATAATCAAAACATGGGAGGAAGGAAAATGCAACGGACAAACAAAAGTAATGGAAGTCAGGAAATAGTAACAATCAGCTTACCAAAACGGGAACGAGTCACAATCACAGTGTTTGGGGACACTCCCTATGTCGGTACAAACTTCTCCCAGCAAGTCCGGGAAGACCTTTTACAGGAGCAAACCGGGAAGGCCAAAACAAAAGCCAGGGCGGCAAGAAATCCAGAAGCCGAGGCCAAATCCCGGAGACATATCATTGATGAATATGACTGTATTCCCTGTGAAGCATTCCGGGCAGCCATGATTGATACTGCAAAGGATGATACGCTAAAGGGAGTATCAGGGGAAGCGGTGCGGCGGAGTATCAGTATTCAAGGGGATGTTGGGAATTACATTATTATCAAGAATGGAGATGGACAAAGCCCGCACTCCGGGCCTAAGACATTTGAAGCAGTTGTAAAATTGGCCAATGGTCAAAGACATATTGCTTTCCGTCCATCCTATGATACATGGTCCGCTTCATTCTCCATCATTTATCTGGCAGATCGGTTTTCCCAACAGGATGTATTGAATTTGCTTGCCAGGGCCGGGATTACCACTGGAGTAGGGGATACCCGGCGGATTGGTGGTGGTCGGTTTTATTTGAAAGGGAATGATTGATTTTTACGAGGCGGGGCACGGCGTG